TCCTAGATGGCAGGCAATAGGTGTAGAGGGATCTGATGCAGATGTAGCAGCTGTCTTTGGAAGTTTAGCAGATTATATCTGGCATTTATCTGATGGTAGTACATTATATTCTAATGCTATAAATGATGCTATTTGTAAAAGTGTAGGGTATATGCTTTTAACTGTTGACCCAGATAGGGACGATGGTATGGGGGAGGTTGTAATACAGCAGCCAGAACCATTTGATATATATATTGACCCCAAATGTCGTGACATGTTACTTAGAGATGCTGCCTTTATACTTATTCGTAAAGTATTACCTAAAAATCATTTAATTAAACTATTTCCTGATCATAAGAAAAAAATTAATGCAGCTTCTTCAGATGAATCTAGAGAGAGCAGTTGGAGTGTTAGATCCTCAGGCGATGCAACTCAAGAGTTATTTGCGTACAATGATGATGAGAATGCAAGTGAAGCTATAAACCCAGATGGATCAGAAGATACTATGCTTGAATACTTTGAGGTCTATGAAAAGTTAAAGATACCTCATATGAATGTCTTTTATAGAGTACCTCCATCTCCAGAGCAATTACAACAAATGAAACAGCAGGTTACAGTTAAAATGAAAGAGATGCAAGCTGAAATGGAAGTAGAGCTGTTAGAACAGCAACAGAAAATGCATGAAGCAGTTCAAAAGGGTGAGATGCTTCCAGAAAGATATGAACTTGAAATGCAGAAAGCACAGGAATTGATGAAGGCACAATTGGAAGGAGCTGAGCAGCAATACATGAGTGAGTTGCAAAATGAAGCATCTAAAATTGAAAATAAGGTTATTAGTGAGAAAGAGTTTAAAATCCTTATGACTGATGAAGGGTTTGCAGAAAATGTTGTTGGTCAGATGAGATTTCATGCTCATAGAATTCAACAAACCTGTGTTGTTGGCGATAAGGTTTTATATACAGAAGTATTACCAGAAAATATCACAGATTATCCATTAGTACCATTTAATTATAAATGGACAGGAACTCCATTTCCAATGAGTGCTGTTGCTCCCTTAATAGGAAAGCAGCGGGAGATGAATAAATCGCACCAGATTATGGTGCATAATGCATCACTTGGTAGTTCTTTGCGCTGGATGCATGAAGAAGGATCTATAGACATGGATTATTGGGAAAAGTATTCATCTTCTCCTGGTGCCCTGTTACCCATTAGACCTGGTGCCTCTCCTCCTACTGCAGTACTTCCAGCTCCATTATCTAATGCATTTTTTACTATAGTCCAGGAGGGTAAGAATGATATGGAATATTTGGCTGGAATATATTCTGCTATGCAGGGAGATACTGGCCAACAGCATGATACCTTTAGAGGTATGCTCGCATTAGATGAATATGGAACACGAAGAATCAAACAATGGATGCAGCATTCCATCGAGCCAGCTTTAAGACAACTAGGAAAACTTGTTATGCAATTCTCTCAGGCAGTGTATACAGCTAATAAGAGATTTAGAATTGTGCAGCCATCTGCTATTCAAGAGCAGAGAGAACAGGAACTTAATATTCCTCTTTATAATGATATGGGGGAGGCAATAGGAAAATCTATGGATTATCAGGCTGCTAAATTTGACGTTACTATAGTAGCTGGATCCACGCTTCCTGTCAATAGATGGGCATATTTAGAAGAATTAAAAGAATTAATGAAGCTAGGAGTGGTGGACGATATAGCTGTTCTTGCAGAAACAGATATTAGAAATAAGGAGGGTATAGCAAAGAGAAAATCTATGTATGCCCAGATGCAAGGACAAATAGGGCAAATGGATGAGGAAATCAAGGATCAGGCTGGAACTATTGAAACATTAGAACGTCAATTAGTTCAGGCTGGTATAAAGAGTAAAGTAATGCAGGGCACTATAGAGGTTGAGAAAAACAAGCAGGATGTCAAGGGTTCGAGACAGTCTGCTCTACTTGAAACAAAGGCTCAGCAGAAACTTCTACGTAATGTAATGAAGAATGAAGCTGAGGTTGCTGGACAAAAAATGGATCTAGCAATCCAAAGTGCTGCAAATAATGCAAAAAAAGATTAAAATAGTTGTTGCTTTATACTATGATACTCTATATAAGTTTATAGATTCTTAAATAAGGAGAATAACAATGACAGAAGAAATAACCCAAAGTAACCCAGAACCTGTAGAAGATGCAGTGTTTGGCTCTAAAGGAGATGATTTCTTTGAAGCGCTAGAAAATGATGTGAATGGCGCTATACAAGATAAGACATCAAACTCTGAGGTAACCCCTCCTATAAATAGTGGCTCCGAACAGGTAACCCACGCTGAAAACGAGGAAGGCTCCAACAACGAGACGCAAGTCGATTGGGAACAGAGATATAAAGATTCAACCAGAGAAGCTCAGCGAATACATCAAGAGATGTCTGATTTGAAACCTTTTATCCCAGTTCTTGACGCAATGAAGAATGACAGTGGTCTTGTAGATCATGTCCGTAGTTATCTGACAGGTGGTGGTAAACCTTCAGCTACAATCCAGGATCAACTTGGATTAGGTGAAGACTTTGTCTTCGATGCTGGTGAAGCCATGTCTGATCAAGCTTCAGACTCTGCAAAACTAATGAATGCTCATGTGGACCGTATGGTTCAGGGAAGAGTTGGTCAAATGATAGGTGCTGAAAAGGAAAGGGCTGCTAAGACCCAAGCTGAGATCTCTCGGCAAGGTGACGAGAAAGCATTTCGTGCTAAGCATGATATGACCGACCAAGAGTATGAAGGTTTTGTTGAGTCTGCTAAGGAGCATATCTTAACTTTAGAGGATATTCATTATCTTTTAAATAAGGAAAAGACAGCTACTAATACGGCAAATTCTACTAAAAAGGATATGCTAAATCAGATGAAAAATGTACGGAATATGCCTACAAGTGCCAGTGGAGCAAACTCGCAAGGTTCTAAAGAAGAGCGCCCTGAAGATATCGTTTTCAATGCGCTAAAGGATCTTGACGGTGATTTAGACAACCTGTTCGAGTAGGCGCGACAAAAGGTTTAATCGCCTTTGCCTTCTCTTGAACATAAATAAGGAGATAGACAAATGGCTGACGTATTATACGGAGGTGGCAATAATATTGGCACTTTCGCAGACGTTAATAGTCCTGGGTCAGCAGGCAGCAGTCTAGATACTGGCGATCTTAGACGGAAGTTTAATTTCGGTGATCGTGTATCTGAACTGAACCTGTCCCAGGATCCGTTCTTCCGTTTTGTTTCTATGGCGGCAAAAAAGCCGACAGATGATCCCCAGTTCAAATTTACTGAACGTAGGGGTTCTTGGAATAAACGGTATGCATATCCATCTGCATTTAGTGCAGATAATTCTACTTGGGTAGAGGATTTGCAAAACACAAATGCTACTCAGTATGATGAGTATGAGACTGCAGGTAGTGTAGTATATGTTAAGATGGTCAGTGACTACAAAAATTCTGGCAATATTACCAGTATTTATGGAAACACTAATAATGATATATTACTTGGAGATGATGGCACAATGCCAAAATTCTTCATTCCAGGGCAATTGGTAAAAATACCCTGGGCAGCTAGTGCTGCTGCTGCAATGGGATCCTATTCAATCATAAGAGTGGATGAAGTTACAGAGCAAGATGAATCAACATCTCCTCCAACAGCACATACTCATGGTGAGGCTGTGATATTGAGAGGTACAGTTGTTAAAACTAAAGATGCTGGCGATGATTATTTTGCTGGTCCTTTAGGTGTTAACGCACCTGTAGGCGATGTAACAGCTACTACATCTATTGCTGGTGCAACTCAGGGCGCAGGCCTTGAATCATCCAGATGTTATGTTGTAGGTACTGTGTTTGATAAAGGTACTGGTTATCCAGAAACTTGGAAAGACCAGCCTTTCTCAACTGGATATGGACAAACTCAGATCTGGAAAACTTCAATGGTTATGGATAACACTGATCGTGCTACCGTACTGAAGTATGAAGGTAATGAATGGGCTCGTATTTGGAAAGAGAAGCTTATTGAACATAAGTGGGATATTGAACAGAGTCTTCTGTTTGGTTCTCAGAGTACTACATACCGAACAACTCAAGGTTGTGTTGACTGGATTTTGAATAATGGTAACATCTTTAGTTTAGCTGTTGCTACAAAATCTCAAGATGACTTCCTTGATGATCTTTCTAATTTCTTAGATCCTCGCTATAACAATGCTAAGTCTAGTGTATTCTTTTGTTCAACAGCAATTTACAACTGGATACATAAGTTAAGTGGATACTTTGCCAATAATCTTGGCCAAGTTCAGCCATATACTGGCGGTTCACCTACACAGTCTCAAGCTCGTATACAAGCGGGCGGATCTGTGGCTACAGCTGATATGGCATTATCGGGTAGAAAGAAAGTTCTCGGACTTGACACAACAACAATCTCAACCGTATATGGTGATATAAACTTAGTTCGTAATATTCACTTGGATGGCACTAACGTTGCTCTTCTTGGTGTTAATATGAAAAACTGTGCTTATCGCCCCTTGGTCGGAAACGGAATCAATCGAGATACTTCAATTTACGTTGGAGTTCAAACCCTAGAAAACAGTGGTGTAGACCGCAGGGTAGACCAAATTCTTACCGAAGCTGGTATGGAATTTAGTATGCCTGAGTCTCATGCTATCTGGACAATATAAGGAGGTATGACAAATGAGTAATCCTTTATATGGTTCTAATAAGTTCGATGATAATGTGGGTTGGTTAATCAATCCTGGTGAACCTTCCCGAGATATTGGGACAGGGTCTCAAACAATAACTATTGAGGAAGTTCTTAATCAAGTTATTGAAGAGGATCCTGAAGGTGCAGCAACTTGGACTTTACCTACTGCAGCATTAGCTGTGTCTGGTGTAAAGTTTAAAAATAGTGGTGTTCTTGATATTGGTGATTGCATTGATTTTTATATAATCAATAATGCAACTGCTGGTGCTGATGAGATCGTTACTATGGCTGTAGGTTCAGGAGGAACTGCTGTTGGCAATCTGTTAGTTGCAGCTGGGAACGTAACTGAAGACCAAGAAAACTCTGGTAGTGCTCACTTTAGAATACGCTTTACTAACGTAACTGCAAGTTCTGAAGCATATGACCTATTCAGATTAGGTTAATAGCTAACAATCAAAGCCAAAGCTCTCTCTCGTGGTTTCTTGACTCTCCTCGAGAGGGAGTAGCGGCTTTTTAACATGGGAATAACAGATGCCAGCATTTAAAGACCAGGTAGAAGATTTAATATCGCTCAGTATTTCAGATGATGCTGAGCTTTCGCAATTTCTAACAGATGGTGTTATTGATGTCACTAATCGTTGCTTAACTGCTAAGCCTCAGGATATATTTGATTTTACAACAGTAAGCGTTGAACAGACTGGAAATGGATTAGATCTAGGTGGCGCTGAAGTTGTTTCAGTTATTAGAGAGTCTGGGGTTAATGATGATTGGAGAGAGTGTAGACAGGTTTCTCCTGGATTACAAGGTAGAGTATTGGATGGAAATAGTCTGCATTATGCATCTAAGTATAATCCTGCATACATGGAATTTGAAGATGGCAAGATCAGTGTCTTTCCAGATCCAGGAGTAGATCCTAATGCATTTAAGGTGTATTATGTGAATAATATTCCTATTCAGGAAGATGGAGCTGTAATTGATCAGGATAGTACAGATATTAAAAATTTCCCTTTAAGTAAAGTTTATTTAGTAATATTATATGCAGGCATGAGAGCATTACATGCAAAGATGGGTGATTCTGTTATTTCAATTTCAATATCAGTACCTATTAGTCCTTCATTAACTTCTGTTATTTTTACAGATACTAATGCTTTAGATACTTCGGTTTCAATTCCTATAGCTCCTTCGGGACCTAGTTTTACATATACAAATGCAAGTGTAAGTGATATCATTAAACCGTTTGTAAGTATTTCAGATATGGCAGCTTTAACTGCAAGTGCTCCTTCTTATACAAAGCCAACATTAGTATTAGGTACGGCTCCAGTAATAGGAGATTTGAGCATTTCTGTAGTATCTCCAGTCAGTCCTTCTTTAACACAAGTTATATTTGCTTCTATTAACAGTGCTTTAGATGCTAGCGCTCCTGTATTTTCAACTGCAACTATAAGTACAGCAGATGTTTATACTGGATCAGCACCTGGATATACTAAACCTGCAATAGTATTGGGATCAGCTCCGACTATTTCTGATCTAACAATAACATCAACAAGTCCTATTTCCCCAGGTTCTCCTAGCTTTACAACTCCAGATATTTCAAGTATTTTTGATCCTACCTCAAGTACGCCTGCTTATTTAGTACCAGTACTTTCAATGGAAGACGAACCTATAATTACAGATTTAACTATTGGAGCTGCAATACCAGTATCTCCAACATTATCAGCTTCAACAGATGTTGACACGAGTGGTCTGACAGCTCCTACATATACAGCACCTGTTGTTTCTCTTACCAATTTTCCTAGTCTTAGTTGGACTATGCCTGCAGTACCAATTCTTCCTTCAATAAATGCGGAATCCAGTTCTACTGGTGGTGCAGAGGTAGACACAAGTAAGTTGGCAACTGCTCCAACATATACTCCTCCAGTAATGAATGCTCCAGATTTTAGTGATGCTAATACATGGATCACTACTGAAGAGGATAGTGAGATGTTGGCTTCTAGAGTGCAGATGATACAAGCTCAAATAGGAGAATATCAGGCTAAATTGGCAGAATCCCAGGCTGCATTTAATGAGGACAATGCTGAATATCAAGCTAAGTTACAAATAGCAATGCAGGATGCTAGTCTAGCTAATACTGGAGATAGTGCTAAAATACAAAAATTCAGTGGTCAAGTTAGTATATACTCAGCAGAGATAGGGAGCATTATCCAGTCTAATCAAGGTGAGATATCTTCATGGCAACAGGAGAATTCTTTAGTTCTCCAGAAATATTCTCCAGATATGCAGAATGCATTAAATGCCTTTAATAAAGAAAATACTGAGTACCAGGCATTATTACAAGTTGAGATACAAAATGCACAATTAACTTCTAAAACTGATGGGGAGAAATTGCAAAAATATCAATCAGAAGTTGGCAAGTATTCAGCTGAGGTTGGCAAAGAAGTTCAAGAATATACTCAGAATTTCCAGAAAGAATTGCAGCTTTGGCAGGTTGGAAGGCAAACCGATTTACAGAAATATGGAAGTGACATCCAGAGTTCATTACACACTTTTAATAAGGAAAATGTTGAATATCAAGCTCAGTTACAACAAGCTACCCAGGAAGTAGGATTAGTATTACAAAAAGAGAATCAGGAATATGCTGCTGAACTTCAAAAGTATAATACTGAAGTGCAGAATTATCAAGCTGATGTTGCCAAAGAAGTACAGGAATATCAACAGAATTTAGCTGGAGATATCCAGGTATGGCAAGCAGAGAGACAGACTGATCTACAAAAGTATGGAACAGATGTGCAAAATGAACTAAATGAGTTTAATAAAGAAAATATAGCCTATCAATCAGCTATTCAAGAATCAGTACAAGAGTTGCAAATAGCTAATGGAGTGAATCTTGCTAGAGCCCAGGCTGATTTGCAATTAGCAAAGGATAATAAGGATCGTGATCAACAGAGGCAATTACAGAATGGCATTAATGACATGCAGGCTATCATAAATGATAATAATAGAAAAGTAGCTTTGTATGGAGCTGAAGCTGGCATTTATCAAGCGGAAATTAGCAAGGAAGTACAGGAGTATCAACAGAATCTTCAGGGTGATGTACAGGTGTGGGAATCTGAAAGACAAACAGATTTACAGAAGTATGGTTCTGATATACAGAATGAATTGCATGAATTTAATAAAGAAAATGTAGTATATGCAGAAGATGTACAGCGTAAGTTACAGAATTTGCAAAAAGATGTACAGGTAGCTATACAAAATGCTCAGAATGATATAGCTGTTAGTACTGGCAATATAGGTAAAGATACTCAAATAGAATTGCAAAATGCTATCCAGAATTTCCAGGAAGATGTGCAGGAATATGGTTCTAAACTTGGAAAATATTCTGCTGAAATCAATGAATATCAGATGACTATCAATAAAAATATCCAGGAATATACAGCTCAATTGCAAGCAGATATGCAGGATATGCAGGCTATTATAGCAGATAATGCCGCTTTGACTGGCAAGTATCAATCTGAAATTCAAGCTTATCAGGCAGAGGTATCAAAGGAGACACAGGAACAAGGTGCAAAAATGCAGCAGTATCAATTATTGTACAATCAAATTAAATCAGACTATGATGGGGCATATGCTATAATGGCTCCTAAACAACAAGCAGCACAAGGGGCTGCATAAATAAGGAGAATAAAAAATGGCAGATCATATAAAATATGCAGTATCTTGTGATGTAGTTGATGAATATACAACTACAAATACCGCTTCTGGTGATATAACTGGTGATATTGCAAATGTAAGTCCAAGTTATAGCAGATATCATCCAAGTGTTGGTGGATCTAAGGGTGGTAGTGGCAAACATAATGCGGCTATAGGGTTGGCAGTAAATGGTGATGTAATTTGTAGTAGTGGTACAAGTTTAGGAACTATGTCATCTATAAAATTAGCTCTAATAAAACACTCAGGATTTACGAGTGTAGCAAGAGATACGACAACGACTTCAACATTAACTATCATTATGGGATCTGTTACTATTGCTGTGTTGGAAGCAAATGGGGCTTTATTGCTTCCATTTGCTACGGCAACAACAGCAGCGATTACAGCAACATCTTCTAGTGGTAATATTTGTGCAGAAGTAATAGGTACTAATTAATAAACAAAGGAGAATCAATGAGTAAGACAGTAGTAAAAGAAAAAGAAGTAAAGCTTTCCGATAATCATGTAGAAAAAGCAGATGTCGACTTTAAAGGGAAGACAAATGATGAACTAAAAGAGGTTCGGGATACTTTAGTGAACCAATTAAACCAGTATCAAACAATGACAATAAAAGCTGCTGGTGCATTGGAAGTTTTAAATCAATTATTACCTGAAGACGATGGCGAAGAAGATTGATGAAATAATGGAACGCAGCGGTATGACTCAGACAGGTCGTGCCGTTGCCTACATAAAAGATGGTCTTGACGAGATATCTCATATGATTGGGGATCGTGTTCTAGAGACATCTGATAATATAGTGGCCAATCAGCGATATTATGATCTTCCTGCTAATATGCTTAAGATTAGGGATATTAGGGTTAAGAACCATGATAATGATGATGATAAATATAAAAGTATCCCCAGACTAATGTATGAACCACCTGAGGAGGATGCTGATGGCGTATAAATATGCATATTTTATAAGAGGTAAACAGCTTGCTCTTCTTGAAAAGGCTGATGCAGCTGAAGAGTATTCAAGCCCTACTAAGGCAGTTACAAGTGGATTAAAGTGGGAGTATATAAAACGTCCCCTTATTACTTCTGATGCGGCTGGTGATACAGAACAGACTGGTACAGTGAGCGAATCAGATTATATACAGATAGATGAATATTTAGCTAATGCACTTGTATATTATTTAAGAGCCAGGCAGATGGAGGATATGGGAGAATTAGAACAGAAAGAATATTTCATGAAAGAATTTAGGGCTATGGTTGGACGACATTATTCTGGTCGTTCATATGGTAAAAGACAAGTCTTTCCTGGAATTGGAGCAATACGATAACAATAAACAAGCCCATTCACGGACGGTCAGTCCTTAGGGTAAACTCAAAAGGAGAATAAGATGGCAAAAGGATTACATAAATACACGGTGCAAGAATCGCAGAATGCAGGATTGGGACAGGCAGGTTCTATATTGATTGATGATCAGGCACAGCATACTGGCCCATTTGTGGCTATTACAGCCTTAGAAGATGCAGAAGTAGATGTAAGTGATTGTACTAATATAGCTGATACTATGGATGATGCAGCTGATTTTACAATTCCAAAGGGAGCAACTATATTTGGTCATTTTAGCGTATTTTCAATCGCCAGTGGCAAAGTTATAGCTTACTATGGAAGATCGTAATACATGCCCAGATTAGAATTAGGATTAAATACCGCTTGTGTAGAGTCAGGTGCACAAAGTGCTGGACGTAGTTCTGGAACCAATGATTTCATCTCAACATGGGAAACTACTGGCTCAGAATAGACCATACCTATTCAAGTGCTGATACATATACTATTACAATGGCTGGGACAATAAGTGGCTTCCAGTTTGCTAATGGTGGTGATAAGACAAAAATAAAGTCTATCACTCAATGGGGTACTTTAAATCTATCTGTATATAGAGCTTTCTATGGTTGTAGTGCATTAACAGTTTCAGCAACGGATGTACCAACAATTAGTTCGACTAATTTAGGTGAAACCTTTAGTGGATGTGTCCTATTCAATGGTGTTGTAAGTGACTGGGATGTATCTGGTGTGACTGGTATGGGTGATATGTTTAAAAATAATGCTTCCTTTAATCAGGATATAGGAAGCTGGGATGTATCTAATGTAACCAATATGGGTAATCTGTTTGGAGGATGTTCAGCTTTTAATCAAGATATAGGCTCTTGGAATACTGGGGCTGCCACAAGTATGAATAGTATGTTTTACAGTGCAACCAGTTTCAATCAAGATATAAGTTCTTGGAATACAGGTACTGTTACAAGGATGGATTATATGTTTCATAGTGCTACAGTCTTTAATCAAGATATAAGTGATTGGAATACCGCTGCTGTAACTACCATGCAATATATGTTTAGAAGTGCTGCTGCTTTTAATCAGAATATAAACACGGATGGCAGTAAGTGGAATACTTCCGCTGTAACCACCATGCGATATATGTTCCAATATGCTACTGCTTTTAATGGAAATATATCAGGTTGGAATACAACTGCTAATACTTCTATGTATGGAATGTTTTATAGTTGTTCAGCTTTTAATCAGAATATATCAGATTGGAATACAGCAGCAGTTACTAATATGGCTTATATGTTTAAAAGTGCTTCTGCTTTCAATCAAACTATTGGTAGTTGGAATACAGCAGCTTGTACTAATATGAATCAAATATTTAGAAGTGCTACTGCTTTTAATCAGGATATAGGAAGTTGGGATGTATCTGCTGTAACTGATATGTATGGAATGTTTTATGTAGCTACTTCCTTTAATCAGGATATAGGAAGTTGGGATACTGGAGCTGCCACTACTATGTCTGTTATGTTTAGTTCATGTACTAATTTCAATCAAGATATAAGTTCTTGGAATACGTCTGCTGTCACTAATATGAATAGTATGTTTGCTTGGATTACTGGTTTCAATCAAGACATCTCAGCATGGGATGTAAACCAAGTAACAAACTTTACAAATTTCTTTCTTGGTAACACAGCCCTTTCAACTGCTAACTATAATGCATTACTCATCGCATGGGAAGCAGATGATCCTATAGATGGTTTATCCTTTCATGGGGGTTATGCAGAATATAGTGGAGCAGGGGCGACTGCAAGAGCAGCCCTCATAGCAACACATAACTGGACAATAGTAGATGGTGGACTAAATACTGATTTCGTATCTACATGGGGAACAGCAGGCTCTTCAGAAGCAGATAGAACTGTAACATTGCCACTTGTAAGTAGTGGTTCTATTAATTTTACAATAGATTGGGGTGATTCTACTGCTGTTGAAACGATTACAGCCTATGATGATGCAGACAGGATTCATATTTATGCAGCAGAAGGCACATATACTGTTACAATGGTAGGGACTATTAAAGGCTTCAAGATGAATAATGATGCTAATAATAAAACAAAGCTAAAATCCATTACTCAATGGGGTACTTTTGATATTTCAACCGATGCAGCTTTCTATGGTTGTAGTGCATTAACAAGTTCAGCAACAGATTCACCAACTATTAGCTCTAATAGTCTGCAATACACATTTTACAATGCTACTATATTTAATGGTGATGTATCA